GACAGTCAATTTAGATCGTGCTTCGCATATGATCACTTCTTTAGTTAAAGAAGGTAAGAATTTTGTTGGACGAGCAAAGATTTTGAACACACCAAATGGTCAAATTGTCAAATGTTTGATTGATGAAGGTGCAAGATTGGGTGTTTCTTCAAGGGGAATGGGAACATTAAAACCAGATACAAAGAACTCTCAGATTGTACAAAAAGATTTTTATCTTGCAACCGCAGCAGATATTGTCGCAGATCCTTCTGCTCCTGGCGCTTTCGTAGAAGGTATTATGGAAGGTAAAGAATGGATTTGGGATAATGGTTTTTTGCGAGAACAAGATGTAGAACGGGCAAGGAATAATATCTTAAAAGCCTCTTCCAGAGAACTTGAGGAAGTAAAATTGAACGAGTTCAAAAATTTATTGTCAAAACTATGATTTTATAAATATTAACAGTATAAATTACTTATAACTTTTAGGGGTTTCAATGTCTATGGAAAACACAAACCAAGAAGAAGTTCTGGAAGAAACTGAACAAGAAGAACTTGTTGAAGCTCCAGAACAAGAAGAAGAAAAAGAACAATCAGAAAAAATTCTCGCTGAAAAATCCAAAGCTAAAGTCAAGGAAGATGATGACGAAGATGAAGAAGAAGATGACGAGGGGGATGATGATTCTGATGATGACGAAGAAGAGGAAGAATCAGTGAAAAAAGAAGAAGTTAAAGTCCCGGCAACAAAAGCCGCTATGATTAAAGCCCTTTTCGATAAAGTCAATGGTCTGAAGAAAGAAGAAGTTTCTGCGAAGTGGAAAGACCTTATGGATGTTGCAGAAGCAGAAGATTTGGGTGGAGAAACACCTCAAGATGCAACACCTTTTGGTGACACAGGTAAAATAGGTAAAAAGAAAAAGAAAATTAAAATTTCCATGCCTGAAATCTATGTAAAAGAAGATATCGAAGCATTGGTAGAAGGTGAAGAACTCTCAGAAGAGTTTAAGACTAAAGCTTCTACTATCTTTGAAGCGGCAGTTCACCAAAAGGTGATGGAAATTGCAACCAAAAAGATTGAAGATCTCGAAAAAGAGTATCAAACCAATCTTCAAGAAGAGATTGTTTCATTCCGTGACGAATTGACAGAAAAAGTCGATGGTTATCTCAACTACGTAGTTGAAGAGTGGATGAAAGAGAACGAACTTGCACTTGATAGTTCATTGAAAAGTGAACTTACTGAAGAGTTCATGGGCGGACTTAAAAATCTCTTTACTGAACATTATATTGAAGTTCCAGACGAAAAAGTTGACATCGTTGAAAGCCTTTACGACAAGGTGGAAGAACTTGAAGGAAAATTGAACTCTCAAATCGATGATAACGTTCAAGTTACTAGTGAACTTAACGAATATCGTAAGGACAAGATCTTAGAAGAAGTTTGTGAAGACCTTGCAGACACACAATCTGAAAAGATGAAAACTCTTATAGAGGGTGTTTCTTACGAAGATGATAAAGACGATTTTGAGAATAAAGTTAAGACGATTAAGGAAAGTTATTTCCCGAATCAAACAAAACAGGATGAAAATGTTGAACAAGAAAGTGATGTATCATCTGATGGAGAAGAAGTTTCTGAACCTAAGTTGAATAACATCATGGAGGCATATAGTAAAGCTATTGCTCGTAATTAATAATAATTTTTAGTTTTTTAAACAATTTAAGGAGTTTTAAAAATGCAACTCTCAGAAACAATTAATAAGAAGTGGGCTCCAGTTCTGGATCATCCCGATCTTCCTAAGATCAGCGATCCATATCGTAGAGCAGTCACTGCTATGTGTCTTGAAAATGTTGAAAATCAATATGCTCAAGATCAACAAGGTGCAGGACTCTTGACGGAGGCAACACCAACTACTGTGATGGGTCTTACTGACACATCCGCATCATTAGGTGGTAGTGCTGGAAACCAAACCCATATAAGTGCCGATTTCGCAGATCCAGTTTTGATCTCAATGGTTCGGCGTGCAATGCCTCAACTCGTAGCATACGATGTTTGTGGTGTACAACCTATGTCCGGCCCAACTGGATTGATTTTCGCTCTCAAGAGTCGAATCAATGACATGACAGGTGATGAATTGCCCGGAGTCAATGTTGACTCAGTTACAAATGAGTCGGGTGTAACAAATGCAGGTGATATTGTTAAGACGCCTGGTCTTTTGATCACTGCTGGAACTGGTACTGGACAAACCCAAGTAGAATTTGCTGCATCAAGTGCTCTGGAAACAGACGCTGGTGAGGGCGATGTTAGTGGTGAAATGTCCTTCTCGATTGAGAAGATTTCAATCGCCGCTGGTACACGTGCCCTGAAGGGTTCCTATTCAATGGAACTTGCACAGGATTTACGTGCAGTTCATGGTCTGGATGCAGAAGCAGAACTTGCTAACATTCTGTCTATGGAAATTCTTGCAGAAATCAACCGTGAGGTTGTTCGTAAGATTTATATCAATGCCGCAGTTGGTGCCCAAGTTGGTGTAACTACTTCTGGTCTTTTTGACCTTGATACCGATTCCAATGGACGTTGGATGGTTGAAAAGTTCAAAGGTCTGATGATGCAGATTGAAAAAGATGCAAATCAGATTGGTAAAGACACACGAAGAGGAAAAGGAAACATTCTGATGACTTCATCTGATGTTGCCTCTGCCCTTCAGATGGCTGGTATTTTGGATTATGCTCCTGCAATGAGCACAGATCTAAATACAGATACCGCATCTTCAACTTTTGCCGGAGTTCTTAACGGACGGTATAAAGTATATGTTGATCCATATGCTGATGCGAATGCAGCAGAATTTTATTGTGTAGGTTATAAAGGTGATTCACCGATGGATGCTGGAATTTTCTATTGCCCATACGTTCCGTTGCAAATGGTTCGTGCGGTTGATAGTTCTAGTTTTCAACCACAGATTGCTTTCAAAACACGTTATGGTCTGGTTGCAAACCCATTTGCAGAAAATGCAAGTGCTTCAACTGGTCGTATGACAGGTGTTCTTGGAACTAATCCTCACCTGAATGTATATTACAGAAAAGCTGCAATTACCAACTTGATGTAATACTTGACCTACATATAGTAGGATTTCAGAAAGGGAGTGGAGAAATCTACTCCCTTTTTTTGTTTGTAGTGATAATTTTCCAGTGAGACTGCAATGATTATAGTGATAGGGAATGGTCAATCAAAATCTATTTCAGATTTCAATCTTTTCAAAAAACATATTACGTATGGTTGTGATTTCATTTATCGTAAATTTATACCAAACCATTTAGTCTGTCAAGATATTGATGCACAATTAGAATTGATAACTAATGGTCTAACGAAAAAATACAAGTGTTATTTTAGAGGGTTTGATTTAATTCCAAGTATGCACTATGACACGCTTAAACAGACAACCGATAAAAGATTTAAAATTGGAGAGAATCAACCAAAAACAGACAATTTTATTCAATTTGCAAATGAAGGAATCATGTATTTCATTTGGATTGATTCATCTGATCCAACTGAAAATATTGCTTGGTGGTCAGATACTACATTTGAAGATTGGGTTTCTGATACAGTTGCACTCCGTTTGGCTGCTCAACAAAATCCTAGTGAAACATTTTTTTATTGTGTGGGATTTGATTATTATCACGATCAAACAAAAGATGGTATATTTCTTGTATCTTCCATTACAGAATTTCATGATGAAAATCAAGATTCTTGGATTGGTCAACACAAATACATCGAAGAGGAATACCCAAATTCTAAATTTATTTTTGTTGGAAAAGATATGGATTATGGCGAGTTTGAAAATCTGTTGAATAAATAGTAAGAAGAACAAAAAAGGAAATTCATGGCCGCAGCAAATAAAGTACCAGACAATTTAAATTATCTTTCAAATATCAGTTTTCGACTGACAATGCAAGATGCACCAAATATAACTTGGTTTTGTCAGGCAGTAAATGTGCCTGGTGTATCAATTGAAGGCATAGATGTATTTACACCATATGTAACTATACCTTATGCCGGAAATAAAGTTTCGTTTGAAGAACTATCTGTCAGGTTTATTGTTGATGAACATATGAAAAATTGGACAGAAATTTATGATAGAATTATTGCAACTGGTCTGACAGAAGGACATGAAAAATATAGACTTCTCAAGGCATCAAATACACTTCATCCAAGAGGTGGAATAGTTTCAACTATTGTACTTACAATTTTAACGAGTGCAATGAATCCCCAAATGGAATTTCATTTTTATGATGCATTTCCGATATCTTTATCTTCTCTTGATTTTGACAGTGCAGCTGGAGATTTAGAATATTTTACTGCTACCGCAGGATTTCGTTACGTAAACTATGAAATAAAGAATCTATTGAATAATTAAGGTTATTATGAAA